CTATACAGCCTCGGACAAAGACTCCATACTGTTAGCTATTGGGGATGACCCAGTAGCAATGGAGAAGTACAATAGAGCTATGCGCCAAGAAGGTTTATCTCATGTACGCTATCCTGAACAGGAGAAAAGTTTCTGGGAAGAGTTTGGTGCAACGTTCAGTCAGATGAGTGATATAGCAAACCATACTAACGCACGTGCAACTAGTGCAGCGAGACTCAATAAAGAAGTATACGACATCCCTGTAGAAGATTTTACAGAGGGTGTACCACAACAGTTCCACACAGCGATATTGGAAGAGGTTGATGTATACGGTGAGGCAGCAGGATTAGAGAAGCGTAAACAGGTATTAGAGGATGTAGCAAGTCATAAGATAACAGACAACATGCCTTGGTACGCCCAACTAGGTTATGGGCTATTAGTTACCGCTACAAACCCAAGCACTTACCTAGTAGGCGCACCTATAGCTAAGGCTGTTCAAGCAACAACTAAAGCTATCCCAATGTTTCAACTGGCTAGTAATGTACAAGGTCGTACATGGGCAGCAAGTGGTATATTCAGGAACACTGCTAAGGTAGGTACATATGTTACTGCGGGTATGGTAGAATCGGCAGCAGTGACGTTACCACAGTTAGGGGGTGACCATATGTACACTGCTCGTGACTACGGTATGGATATTATGATAGGCGGTGTATTAGGTGGTGGCCTTGGTCTAGGTATAGATGCAGTTGGTGCGGGTTTAGTGCGACGTGCAGATAAAAAGGCGTTAGCAGATAAAACAATACTAGAGCAAGAAAAACATGTCGAAAACATGCAAGAAGCTAAACACAGGACTGAAGAAGCAGCAGAGAAAGAAGTAGAAATACAGAATGCTGGTAAATCTCAGGAGACTGTAAACGAGTGGGTAGGTGGAACAAACGCAGGTATAGACGCAACAGAAGCAGTTATTGAAGAGACTACACCTACACCAGTACCTAAACAAGAAGTACCTACACAAAAAGCTACTGGCCACGCTAACATCAACCAGCCGCTACATAAGCAGAAGTTCACTCCTTGGGAAGTAATTAGTAAGATTTCTACTAAGAACTATCAGAAGGTTGCTAGGAAGATTCGTAAGATATTCCCAGAAGACTCTCATGTAGGTATACTAATCAACCAACAGGTAGGATTAAATAACAAGAAACTTACACCAGAGACTAAAGCTGTATCAGAAGAAATCAACTCTGAAATTATACATCTAGCATCAGTATACCCTGACGGTAAAGTACCAAAGAGTGTCGAAGATACTATCCAAGGTGTAGGTTATACACAGAAAGATGCAAGTACAGTCAATGTAATCGACCAAGTTCTACAAGGTAAGTCAGCTAATCAGTCTGGACTACTGAGTAAATATAACGACAAACTAGACGACTTAGGTACACCAGCAGAAAACGTACCTGCTATCAAAGACCTACGTAAACGGTTAAGGGAAGCTGAGAATGGTGGTACTCAAGCAGAAGTTGATGCAATCAAAACAGAACTTGCTGCACTACAAGAAGCACCTAAACCTCTAACAAGCCTAGACTTCTTTGCTCGCTTTAGTGACATTATGAACATGGAACGTAAAGCAGATAAAGACGATATATTTACACTGACTCAAGATGTTCCTAGAGAAGTATCGTTTATAAAAGATATGCTAGAAATGAACGTCCAAGCTAGGAAATCTAAAGACGCAGACTTCAAGAAGCAAGTAGAACGCCTTAACGGTATCGTAGCGAAGAAGTTAGATGATTTAGATGCCCAGAGTAAGGCAGAGCTGTTACGTCCAGCAGGAGAGGAGGTAGGACTCACAGCTATATTCAACCAACAGACTAAATCTCATGGTAAGACAGTTAAGTTAACTGGTGACGAGATAGTAAAACGTTTGCGTCAGGAAGGTCTAGAACCTAAGACACCTGAATGGAAAAAGAGATTTGCAGAGTTACGTAAAGGTTCTGCTTTCGTAAGTCCAGAAGTAAACAAGGTTGGTAAACTCGATAAGTCTGTAGTAGGTACAAAACAGACATCACAAGACGTAGATGGTCCAGAGTCATCCTTTGTAAATGATGCACGTATAGAGTTGGATGAGCTAAACAAACTGCCACCAGAGAGATTGGAAGCAGCAGACAAAGCTCGTATAAAAGAACTACAGTCTCAGATAGACAATCAGTTTAGTGAGAAGTCTAAAGGTTTAGAACATGAGGCAGATACAAATGATATTCTACCACGTACTCTTACCGAGACAGATTCAGTAAATGCTTATAAGCAACCTACCTTAGAAAACTTGACTAAATTACGTGATAAGTTACGTGCAATAAACAAGAAGAATGGTAGTACAGTTGTACCAAAGCAGATGGATGAACTCGAAACACGTGCAAAGTTAAAGAAAATAACAGCACGTCTAATGAAGAATCCCGCACTCACTATACAGAGAGTAGTTGATAACGGTACACTTGGTGATATCGTAGATGTAATACGTGCAGCCAATACATTAGCAAACACAACTAAGATGAATACCAAACCAGCACCTAAAGCTAAAGCTGAACCCAAGTTAAAGGATACGCAAACTAAACCTAAGCAGCACGACAAACCAGAAGATACAGCAACTCCAGTTATTACACCTGATGAGGTAGATTTAACTAAACCTGTAACTGAAGATGACATTGACGTACTTGTAAACGAGCCTGAGACACTTACACCTGACGAAACAGTAGAGATAACTACTCGTGCAAAAGCAGCAACTAAGCAGCTTGTGGCAGAGAAGGCAAATAAAATCGATGCAGGTATTGCGGAATGGGTGCGTATCGGTGGTGAAAAGTTACTCGTGTTGTCAGCCGCACCTAATCACGCAGCAGACTACGTAGGTAGACTATTGACTAGACTGACTAAGAGTGTTGGCGAAATCTTTGTTGACTCTAACCTCACAACTATGCGATGGTTCGGAGTACATGTAACAGAAATCAGTCGTGGATTCGGTGGTAAAGCTAAACGACAGTTTTCAGCAGCAGTTATCAAGGACAAGACATTCAAGGAAAGTATTACTAAAGGTATACCACAGTATCGTAAAGCTATTGAAGCGTATGCAGCAAGTAAAGGTAAAGGTGCGTTAGGGCAATTTAAAGCTAGAGAACGTTCTGGTGATAGTAGTGATGTTGTAGACTCGTTCAACAAAGAGTTATTCTTAGTACAAGAGTATCGTAGACAAGGCAAACCAATTCCTAAGACTGTACACAAATCAGTAACAGACTTTGCAGACCAGTTTGATTACTACATGGACCACAACCACAATGTATTAGTGGCTGCGGATACAGCAGGATTTACAGCAGGGCGTAAAGTCAAGCACTATATCCCGCACGTATGGCAACGTGGTAAAGTAAACAATGCTATAAGGAAACATGGTAGAACTAAAGTTGTCAATCTATTGGCGAAAGGTTATAGAAACCTTGACGATAAATTGTCAGAAGCACAGTCTATTAAACAAGCAGAGTCGTTGCTAGAACATACCACTAAGAAACCTACGAAGGATGATATAGACCCGTACAGCCCAACAATGGATTCACGTGCAAAGACTAGAAAAGACATAGACACAACTACCGAGATAGATGGTGTAAGTGTTATGGATTTACTAGACACTGACGTAGTATCAGTAATGACTAAATATAGTCATAGAGTGGGTGGATGGGTAGGTTTATCTAAAGGTACTAATGGATTACTTAAATCTCAATTAGATGTAGATACATTTATAGCTAGTATGAAGAATGAAGCAGCCGAAAAAGATGTTAATGTAAATCGCCATGTAAGAATGGTAGAAGACACAATAGCGCAACTACTTGGGAGACCAACATCCAACTTCTTTAAGAGAGGAGCAGATGATGTGGGTCTACCGCCAGAACTTCGTAACTTAGCAGATTTAGCTGTACTTACTAAAATGGGTGGTTTAGGGTCTAGTCAGTTGATTGAAACTGGACAAGCTCTGACACGCACTTCTATGATGGCTGTAAGTGAGCCAAAAGCAGCAGCAAAGATACTGAGTATGGGTAGGAGTGACAAGAGCGACAGACTGCTTATAGAAGAGATTCAAGGCATCTCAAACATCACTGACGACCTAGAGTTCCTAGACAGGCAACAGGTACACTTAGACCAAACTATGTTAGAAGACATAGGTAGAGTGCGCCAACTATCCATAAAGATTGCTGAAACAGCGACAGGTGGAGAGTTGAAAGCTGAAGCATCACGGGGATTAGGTAAACTATCTGGTTATAACATGGTACGTAGATTTCAGAGTCGCGCAGTACAAGCTAGTTTTGTATTAGACATTGCCAACCACTTTACAAAAGGTACTGGGGTAATGGGTAATGCAAGAATGGCTGATGTTGGTTTAACAAACACACAAGGTATTAATGAAGGACTCAAAGACATGTTTACAAAATATGCAGAGTTCGATGATAACGGTGTATTACAGAAGCTAAACATTCAGAAGTGGGACCCAGATATACGTGACGAAATGGCTTACGCCATCATACGTGATGAAGCACAACAAATACAACGGACCCATATCGGGGAATTACCACCTTGGATGAATAAACCTATCATGGGTTTGATATTCCAATTCAGACAAATGCCAATAGTAGCTAACAGTAAATCGTTAGGTAGAGCAATTGCATTTGCTGATAAAGAGGCGGTAACTGGTGTAGTGTTAAACACAGCTATGGCAGGTTTGGTACGATACTCTAAGTTCGCTTTGTTAGGTACAGCAACAGCAGCGGCAGTAGGTAAGTTAGGAAGTGATAAAGAAATTACTTCTGACCAAACTCAGATAGACAGGTACATAGCACAGATGGGTATAAACACAGACTTCTACGATTTAATATTCGGTAGGTCTGGGGTAGCATCCGTAGACACTGACAACGGTTGGAAAGCCTTTGGTGAGAGTGCCTATGATGCAGTAAGCGGTCAGATACCTGTAATGGGATTGATGAACGACTACTACGAAGCTGGCCAAGCTGGTATGAGAGGGGATGTGCGTGGGTTAGCAGATTCCGCAGAAAACCTGATGATGTTAAGTAACCTAGCACTAGCTGAAGTTATGTTCGCAGCACTAGAACCTGCAATAAACGAACTACCTACCGTACCAGAGAAATCAGAATGAGTCTACACGGCAACCAAGCTATAGCAGAAGTAGAAAGAACAGAAGGCCCTCTAAACAGTATGGAGAAACGTATTGTTGAACTTGAAGGATACAGTGCTGGAGACTACGACGATGATGTAGGTGTATCCACATCAGGAGTAGGCCAAACTGGTGAGTTCAAAGGAAAGACGTTTAAGGAAACTGTTAAGGTCTTTGTAAACAAAGCTAAGAAAACCTTCAACAAATTTGATGAGTTTGATGACGAACTCCAAACAGAGTTAGTTCAATTGTATTACCGTGGAGATGTCAAAGCATCCTACAACTGGGTAAAAGCAGTTAACAACGGTGACTTTGAAGCAGCGAGTGAGAAACTACTCGACCACAAGGAATACAAGAGACGTAAAGCAGTCAAAAATGA